CCGATCCGGATTGGGTTCTCGGCCTCGCCGGTCAAAGACGCATTTATTGATGGGTTCAACGAGTTTGGCGTTCGGCGGAATCTTGCCAGCGATGGTGAGACGATCACATCGGTTGATGCCATCTATGAGGCAATGGCACCGGGAGAGCCGGAAAATCGCAATGGATTCCGTATTACCGAGGATTTCCTTCGGACGCTTGCGAACAAAGACTACAGCAATAACCCGCCCTATATGATGGACCACAGCGAGGAGACGCTTTCACAGATTGGTTTTGTGAAAGACGTGTGGTTCGATGAAACCAAGGACAAACTCATGCTGTTGGCGCGAGCATATAATACGGGCAGCACAATCCACGACGAGATTGTGAATCGACTGACCCACGAGCCGCCAGCGACTCCGGATGGCTCTGTGGGCCTCAATGAGTCGTACAAAGCAATCCGCAACGACGATGGTGAAGTTGAACTCGTTGACGCGCGGATTGAAGAGTTTTCGACAACGCCATTCCCCGGCGGTTATGACGAGGGCGGCCTCAGAGCTTCCGGGTCGGTTCGGTAAAACTACTACCTATTGGCACGTACTACCTATGGATTTCCACACTGTTACGATTGAAGACGATCTCGACGACCTGTCGGTTGGCGAAGCGACTGAGCTTCTGGAAGCGTTTCAGGAGGCGCAGGCGGCGAATAAAGAATCGTTTGAAGACGCTGCGGAAACTGTCGAAGAGTTTTCGGAGTTCGACGCTGAAGTGACTGAAGATCTGGTTGACGCTTCGCCCTTGTCGGAAGACGAAGTTGAGCCGCTGTCGTTCTCTCGAAAGCGCGATCTACTTGCTGAGTTCGAGGCTGGCGGCGAGAGTGGCGATGGCGGAGACGAAGGTGGCGAAGAAGATGGCGAAGGCGGGCCTGCTGAGTTTGGTAAGCAGGGACCGACGCACGACGGTGAAGACGAGCCGACTTTCGTTGAGGACGCTTTCGATAACATCAACGGAGTCGAACTATAGAGCATATCAAACTTCTAATTACTACTAATGACTAACTTCACTTTCCACAAGGCGCGGAACTTCCCGATGAACCGCGACGGTGAGACGATTGAGGTGCAGGCCAGCGAGGGCGATCTTGTTGGTCTGAACCGCAACGCAGACGACGAGACTGAGATTCTGGAAGCTGACGCCGACTCCGGTGTTCAGCAGCCTGCAATTGGCGTTCTCATGGAAGACGTTCGTGACCCCACGGCGCCCTCTGTGAGTGGCTTCGAGGACGCCTATATCGAGCAGAACCAGCTTCGCCGTGAAATGCGCGAAGAGACTTCCTATACGTTCGTTGGCGAAGAGGGCACCTACGTGTTCACTGGTGTCTATCTCCGCAACGGCGACGAGGATACTGATTTCGACGCGCAGGAGCCGGTCTATCTCGATGTTGGCGGCGGCTTCACACAGACGGCTCCGACCGGCGGTGGCGAGCTTGTGCAGTGTCTCGGCGTTGCAGTTGACAGGTACACGGTCCTCGTTGACGTTGACTTTGACTACGAGACGAACTAATAAAATAACTAACATTTTCTACTAACAATGACTACGCGAGACCCGCAGATTTACACGGCTGACGATGTTCCCCTCCGCAAGATTGCGGAAGAGGCACAGAAGCTCGTTGATTACTTCAATGAACAGGCTGAGATCCCCTTCATGGACGCCTTCGTGGAGGAGATGAATCAGCAGACGTTCGTTCAGGAGATTGCCGAAGCCAAGCCAGATCGTTTCGAAAAGCTCTCTGAGGGCGAGTTCCCTGGCTTCCAGAACGACACGGAACTTCCCGAGTACAACGAACTGACCATCCGCGCAGAAGAGTACGGGAAGGCGCTCGGTATGACGCAGCGGTACGTCGAGAAGTCGGACTCGGAGCGCGTTCGTGCCAAGGTCGAGGAGGTCATTGAGGGCGCGTCGGAAACGATGATGGAAGACACCTTTAACGTCATCATGGACGGTGTGTACGATGGGAGCGGCGGTCTTTGGTTCGAAGTTCCCGATAACGGTGTCTACACATTTGACGACACGCACTCGCACGTTGTTCCCGACAGCAATACGCTGTTCAACGACATCAGCGGCGTCCCTGATCCCGAGGGTGACGGATATTCGGCGCAGCAGCACATCGAGGCGGGCGCAGAACATCTTCGTCACCACGGCTGGACTGGCGGCCAGAAGGTTGCGCTGGTTTCGAAGGACTGGAAGTTCAAGCTCAAGCACGAACTGACTGGCAACGCGGATTTCCACATCCCGATGGCGACCAATCTCCGCTCGGAGGGTATTCGTGATTTCGCCCCGGAGATCGGAGGCTGTCGCGTTATGCAGACTCCGTACCTCAAGGGCGACGAGTTCTACATCTACGACACTGGTATGCAGCCCGTCAAGACGTATCGGGAGCGCGACCTTCAGTTGACGCAGCCCGGTGGCGGCCCAGTGACCCAGCCCGGCGACATTATTAACTCGACGGCGACGATGGCCTACGGGCTTGCAATGACGAACCCGCTCGGCGCTGTTGAGTTTGGTGGCGTCGACGTTGACTACGACTCGGCCACGCTTCGCTACTCGTAAGGTAGCATTTTGCCCGGTATTTAAATGGTTTCTTCACGCCCGGAGCTTATTGACGAAGTTCGAGAGTTTGGACAGTACACGGTTGAAGAACTAACCGACGACGAGATCAACACCGTCATTAACCGGGCACAAAAGCACCTGCTTGCAGAAGCCGATCAGCTTGACGACCCGGATTGGTGGGACGATGATTTTCCCCATCGAGAAGAGGCGCTGTTCTGGACTGCAATGCTGTTCTCGAAGGTCGGCAGCGGCGAACTCGATTCAAAGACGGTCAGCGTTGCCGCGATCAAAGAAAAGTCGTTACTTGCTAATGGCGACGAAGTGACATTTTGGTATAGCCAGTATCAACGAACCAAGAGCATACTGGTACAGAACAACAGCAGCGTTTCAAAGCACCGAAACACGTCGCGCACGTCTCAGGGCGGCAGTCGTCGCTACGGGAGGTAGTCGTGGCAAACTTTAACACTGCTATCTCTCGGCATGGGAGGCGCGTAGAACTATGGCGGCGCACAGACGGCGCTGCTGACGAGTTCGGTGTTCCAAGCGATTCGTGGGCGTCTTTGGGCACCCTCTTGGCGACACGTTCCTATCCAAATCGTAACACAACGGCAGACGAGCGAGTTGGTGCATATGCTCGGGACAAACCTGTGTTTCTGTTTGTTCCGTCTGCCGACATCCAATCTGGAGATCGGATTGGATACGAGGACAAGTTTTACGAATTGCAGTCGCCGTCGCCGTACCATACACATATTGAAGCTATTGCGAACGTCGTTGACGGTTTTGATCCTACTTCGTAGCCGCAGACGCAGGTGAAACATGGATATTACAGTTGAGTGGAGCGTTGACGAGAAATCCCTTCAGCGCACAATGGCGGCGCTCGAACACAAGCTCCAGCGCGGAGCAAAGAAGGGGCTCAATGATACGCTCGATACCGGAAAGTCGGCTGCCAAGTTGAAGATTGAGGCGAACCGGAATCCGTTTACACCGCCTCATTTGGAAGGCGAAGAGTCATTTTATACGACTGTCTTAGAAGCGCCGACTGATCATCTGTTTGGCCACATTATCAATGACAGGGAGTATGCGGCATACGTTGACAAGGGCGTTTCTGGGACGAAAAATCCGCGTCCGACTCCGTTCAGTTATACGACCTCGAAGCCGCCTATTCAAAAGCTCATTCCGTGGGTGAAGCGCCACCTCGGTGGGTGGGATATAGACACAGATCCAGACCCGTTTGACACTCAAAGTGGTGGGATTGTTCCTAATTATGATAATGCTCCACCAGTTTCAGACAGTCTGCAAACTATAGACAAAGATATAGAATTCAAAGACGTTTATAGAAATATGACTGTCGTTTATTACAATAATATAGAAGGAAGCTGGTTTAGCGGATCTGTTAGTTCATACGGAAATGATTATTTTAAAGTAGATCTTGGCCAAACAATCCAGACTTTTTTCTATGATAAACTTAAAAGCAATCTAAATATAGATTTTACACACGGAAATTTATTTCCGGATCTCGGTCGGGATTCAAAAGAAAATATTCTTAAAAAAGAACTTTCAGCGAAAAAATTTAATATAGATAATTATACAATATCGGAATTAATCAACCCAATCAATGAAGATATGATTGAGTCGGCCAAAAATCTCGGTGTAATGAAAAGAGCAGTTGGAACCTTTAATAAGTTTGATGAAAATATTGATCCAAATAAAAACATAGGCGGCAGATCTGCTCGAAAGTTACATGATGGCTATATAAATCTCAAAGAGGGGGGTGGGCTGCACGAAAGCACGTATAAACACGAATTTGCCCACAGAACGCATACATCAAATGGATATCAAACAAAAACGTATGAAGACGACCAATACCCAGACTGGGATTTTGCTGCTGATGGAACCAGTCTAAATAATCTTGATGATGCACAAAAACAATTCTTTGGCCCCTACACAGAAATTAAAGATACAGGCAAATATAGTGTAGATGATGATTGGATTGGGGATGAAAACATATTCCAGAGCGTCCAAGACGAAATAAACGTGCGGAATATTGACGTAGATCGAGACAACAAACAAACGCCCGATATTACTTCTGAAGATGGTTTTTGGGATATTGAAAAGGGAACATTGTTTGTTCTTGACTATAATAGTAAAAAGCGAGTTTTTCGGGCCAGAGAATCTATAAGCGCCGCTGAAGAAAAATCTGGGTTAACAGCTTACAATTTTAAGCGACAATCAGAAACAACTATATTTCATGATGAATTTAAAGATGGGTTTGGAGTAATCGGTTCACAGTTTGACGAAGACTCTGCTGAGATTAAAGCTGAATATACAGATAATTTTGGCCAATTTGCTACTCCCGACCAATGGACACCGAATTCCGATGAAGATTTTAAGCAATTAATTGAAGCAACGAATAGAGCTTGGTGGAAAATGGCTCGGCAGATCTCAGTTAATTCTCCTGATAGCATTGACGATTGGAATACTGCTTCTTTGTGGGGAAGATATAGCACCAGGTCCCCAAAAGAAACGTTTACCAGGATAACTGAGATTCTAACATCACACGATAGCTACCCAGACCGAAAACCACAGCCATATTTTGCTGGTGTTGCTCAAGACCGACACCCTTACCTCGTTGAAGCGTGGACAAATATTTGGGAACCATCTGAAGATGTAAAAGAATGGCTTGATGGTTACTAATTATGTATCTTAGGCTTGGCGAAGACGGCGAAAAAGTGGGTGAAGTTCGAGTTAATCCTGTTTCATATACTTATAGCGGCTCGAAAAACTGGGTAAAAGATAAATTAGAAAATCTTGAACAAACTGGGATTAATCTGGAATATGGAGTCAAAATAGAAAATGACAATTATAGTGAATATGATGAAGGGACCGCTATAGCTGCTGAAGATGAATTAGAAGAAGAAAAGCTGCAATTTTTGCGGGAAATTATACTAACGTATCCTGATAATATAACAGTAGCTATCGAAAATGGCTGATGGCGATATTGACTCTCTCATAGACCAACACGGAGAAGACACCGTTCGCAAAGCGTTTTGGCTCCAACAGCACATCTTCGAGCAAGGGCTTGAGGGTGTCCATTTCTCGAAGGCAGCCGAAGAAGATATGCAAAGACTCGGGCCGATGTTAATCAAGAAGGCTATCGAGGACGAATTTAAACGAGATATTTGACTATGGAACCGACTGATGTACTCAACACTGTTCAGTCACATCTAAATTCAGCCTTGCCAGTTCCCGTACAGGTCAATGCAGAGAACAACAGGCCCGTCCCTGCTGTGCTGATTGAGAATTGGGATATTGACGATGTTCAGCTTCACAACACTCGGTATCTCTATTCTGAGTATAGCGGTGGCGAAGAGGTAGCGCGCATTCATCATGTCCCGTTCGAGTTGCGGATTAGCTTCTTGGTTCGACACGACTCTGCGTTTGAATCGAGCAGCTTGCATGATGATCTCCGAGATGAATTGTTACGGCTTGAAATGGACCCGACCCGGCTGTCTGATGAAGTTGGAACTGTGCGTATGGATGGCGGCGGCGGCGTCAGCTATCAGTACGCAGACCCAACCGAGGTAGAGGCGACACAGGCTGCGACGTTCTATGCGGCCCAGTCGTACAGATGGACTGACTTCGATACGATTGAGACGATTGACTTTGACGTAGAAATTACTACTTAAATTACTATACGTATGCTTGGTAACACACAAGAACCCGGTATTACTTCGACTGTTGACAGCGCACCGACTGTCTCTTCGGGCGACGACTCTCCCGGTACGCCCGTCATTGTTGGCGGTGCTGATCTGACTAACGGTAGTGCTGCTGCAAACGAGGTTGTCGGGATTAGTCGAGCAGGACAGGCACGGAATCAGTTTGGTTCTTCGTCGCGGCTTACTCAGAGCGTCATTCAGGCGCTTGGACAGGGCGCGAGTCCGGTGCTTGCAGTTGCGACCGAGGCAACGCAAGTCACGGACGACATCGGAGGGCTTGGCTCTCAGACTGGGACGCTCTCGGCTCCGTGTCGAGAAGATACCAGCGAGTTTACCGTTGATGTTGACGGCTCCACGAAGACTGTCTCGCTTGTTCACGAACCTGTGGGCAGTCTGACAGTTCCCACTGGAGAGATATACGTTAATCCAGCGACCAAGAACTTCAAGCTGGACGCGGCCCCATCCACGAGCGGCAGTATCGAGTTTGAAGCACTGGATTACACTGCTGCCCTTGACGCGGTTGCGACCTACGATGGCGATGTGGACTTTGTGGGGGCGCTCAAAGAGGACCCGACGACTGTCAATTACCTGAGTACGACAGTGCAGAACATGGCAAGCGAGTACCAGCTTTCGCTCGGTATTGCTGCGCTCGAACCTCATGTTGACATTGGCAGTTTCACGAATCCCTTTGACACATCCCGTATGCAGCTATTCGTTCCGGGGCGGCTTGCGAGCGGCGCAAGCATGGTCGGGGCGTTCATTGGAATGCGGGCAGCTATTGGCCTCGATACGACAGCAATTAACCAGCGGCTCTCCCTCAATGAGCGGCCTCTGCGGAGTCTGTCGCTTACTGAGCGGGGCGAGCTTAGTGATAAGTTCGTTACCCCGCTCGCAACACTCGGCACGTCTGCGCGGGTTACTGACGACCTCACGACGGTCAGCGACCAGAACTCTGAAGAAGCAAACTACCGATATGGATTTACGCGGCTTGCTGTTGACTTCCTGATTGAGACTGCGGTTGCAATCGAAGAGCCGTTCGTTGGGGAGTACAACAAGCCCGGAATCATGGAGGTCTTTGCTGATCTGCTTGGCAAAGAGGCGCGGCCACTCAATGAGAGCAATGTCATCTACGACCAGGAGGTCGATGTTGCGCTTGTGAGTCCGACAGAAATCAAGGTCACACTTCAGGCCGAAGCAGCACAGCCGATTCGATTCATTGATAACGAGTTCATTATCGGGGACGGCCTGTAAAACGAGTAAATATTTAATTTCTAACAATGGCTGACGCACCTAATACCATCGACAGAGTTGAGACTGCCGCTAACATTACTGTTCAGATCTCGTACAGCGAGGCCGGAAGCAGGGATACACTGGAGATCCCCGTCTCGGAGGTTGACGTGACCAAGGAGGTTGACATTGAGCGCGTCCGTGAAAGTGGGATGTATCCAAATGGATATGCGATTAATTCCATTGACATTGATGGCTCGATTTCCTTTGCTGGCAACGTTGTTCGAGTCCCCGGCTCTTCGAAGACAAAGAGTCTGGACGAGTTGTTATTCAAAGACGACGGAACACCGAAGGTCTTTGATGTGTCTATCATCCACGAGAACCCTGAAAGCGGAGACGCGGCGACAGACACGATTGAGAACGCTATTGTGAACAGTTCTCAGTACAATGCAAGCGCTGGCGATTCGACCGAGAGTTCCTACGAGTTCATGGGACAGCGGTTCAATCCGGCGTAGACAGTTAATTAACTAAATTCTACAATTTACTTACTTTACCTTTCTGTTTATGACTGACGACACCAACATTAGCCGACTGCGCGAAATGGCCGTTTATGGGCGAGACTACAGTGAAACGAACGAATACGACTACGTTGGCGGGACGCTTACGCTTTCAGTGAATCCGCTCGTTGACGAGTTTCTAATCCCGTTCTCTGCCGTCCTTGAGGAAAAGTTTGAAATCGAAGACATTGATGAAGCGTCTGACGAGATTGACGACGCCCGCGAAGAGGGTGACATTGACCCCTCCAAGGTCGATAAGAGCTTTGTGCAGCTTATGGCAAAGGTCTGCGTCGAAGGAGTGAACACTGACGCCGGAGACGCCGAGGGCGAGACTGAAGACGGGCTGCGCGAGATCTTTGGAATTGCAGACGACGACTCAGAGAACATCGGGCTTGTCGGCGGAATGACACTTGAGGTTGCACAAGACATTCTCGATGTTTCTTCTGACGCGGAGAGTGCAGAATCCTTTCGTAGATAACGGGTTTGCCTCAGAGATTGCCGTTCTGGAAAAAGAGTACGGAAAGGGAATTACCGGCGACAATCAGCGCGATATGACCCGCTTCCAGAAACAGGTGCTTCTCAAAGAAGAGGCGCGACAATCCGAGGAGGCGCGGCCCGACACTGGTGGGGTCAATACAAACCCATCTGGAGTTTTGAACGCACAGAATCCGTCTGTCGGTCAAAATACTCGCTCTGAGACGACGCGATACAAGAACAAGAATGAGTTTGAGACTGAAAATCAAGTCGAATTCGTAGATACGGAGTGAAACATGGGAGTAGATATTAGTGTCGACCTCGACGTTGACATTGGAGACGAGATTGCAGAAATAAAGGCGGCGCTCCGGTCTATCAATGACGACGTTGACTTGGACATGGATGATATTACTGTCAACGACGAGACTGGAGACGGCGGCGACGGGGTTGGCGGTGACGGCGGCGATGGCGGTCGTGACACAACGAAGTTTTTAGGAGAGCAATGTTGCGATAGAGGCGTGACGCTACAGACCCCGACTGTTTATTCTGACACCCCGAGTCGATGCTTCGTCTTCACTTCGATAGAGGTGTCTCCGCGCTCCTTGGCACTCCCTGCGTCATTGGCGTCGGAGCTACCAACTGTCTCGGTCGTAGTGGATCGCACACGCGCCCATGAGGTGGTCCGTCTGAACGCGAGCGTTACACCGATGGCGAGTGACTGCCGACTATCCCATCCGGTCAAGCGCCTCTCGTCTGTCTCCGACCGGGGCTTGGTCATACAGGCTGTTTCAGTGAGGTGGTTGCACAAAGCGACCGATCAACTTGACACCAGGGAATATGATCTAATTGGCGTGCGAAGCCAAGCCGATTCGATGGACACTCACAGAGCCTTGTCTACACCGAATGTGTGCTGAATCGAACTTGGTTGAGAGCCAGGCATGCGAGTCTTTATATCGGGTGGGTGTGTACAATCGGTTGTCGTCGACAGAAATAGGGGCTTTGCGCCTCCGTATAGCCGGGGTTAGGCCGCGAAGCGGCGTGGACTATCCTCTTGGCTTGCGGAGCCAGGGACCGGAGTTCAAATCTCCGTCCGGACG